GTTCCAACATACATTGCTGGTAGTTTATATAATTCTTTTTTAGGATCTATCCCCCAAGACTCTGCAGCTTCTTTTAGAGCTTTTTCATCTTTTACTTCTCTAAGATAATCAAACGAAATACTATTAAGTGTGTACCACATTCTGTTTTCATCAATCAATGATGCCATAACCATTGTATCCATGATGTGTCCATTAATAGGTATGCCATATGCTCTTATCCAACATACGTCATACATTGCGTTGTGGAATATTTTTACAGCATCTGTTGCACAAACTTTTTTAAACCATTCTAAAACTACTCGTTTGTCCATGTTACCACCGCCCTCATGTGCGATAGGATAATAACCAGACCAACCATCTACAGCCACAGCGATACCTACAATCTCTCCATGGCCTTGTATGGCGCCAGATCCTTTTGATTTTAAGTCTGGGTCTTTTGTCTCTAAGTCGATTGCAATATATTTTGCACCAGATAAATCTGGAAAACTATCAGGACAATCCCATTCTATTTGTGCTGTAAACATTATTTCTTTTTATCTTTTAGCTTAAGTATTTCTAATTCACAATAGTGAATTATCTTTTCTAGATCTTCTATCTTATTTTTAGATAAATATCTACACACATATTTCACAACACATCCTTGAAAGAATGAGAGATTATTTTTAGAAATAAACTCATACGGCTGAATGTGAAAATTTTTATAGTGACTCCCTCCAACCTGCCTTGATTGTGGGAATGCTTTTTCTAGATCTTGTCTACTTGTCGTCATATTAATGGTCCTCCTATATTATATTGATATTCATAATCTTGATTGGTTATGAATAATTTTTCTTTTGCTCTCGTTATACCTACAAAGAAAGTTCTATGTTCTGGATCTGGATCAGTTTGCGCTGATTCGTAAATGATTCTTTCTAAATCTGTAAACAAAACAACATTATCACATTCTTCACCTTTTACACCATGTATTGTAGATAATTTTATTCTAGCAGGTTTCATTAGATTATCACCGTTCTTTAGAAGCATTCTAATGTAATCTTTACTTGATTCAGGAAAATTAAGTTGCTCCCAGCTCCCCGCTGCTCGCAACCCGTGATGTTCTCTCAACCCTTCTATATTGATCGAGTCAATAGTTTCTAGAGTCTTGCCACCTGCGTAACCTCTTACAAGATGTCCTTTTTTAACCGTAAGATAACTCCATAATTCTTTTACCTCTTCTTTACCCACAAGAGCTCCTTGGTTTAATCTTATCCAGGTTCTGTATGCGGTGAGCATTTTATTAGGCAATAATTCTTGAGCTTTAGAATCAAATCTTAAATTTAAATCGTACAGATGTTCTCGTAATCTTTCCATCATCTTATTTGTTCTTGTTAATATCATCCAGTTTTCTTTCGACAGATCTAGAGAAAAGAAATCTACGTTATAAATAACTTTACCATCAGCATCTCTTGGCTCCCACTTTTTAGCTAGACGAGTTGTCATGTGAGGAAAAATAGATTCTGCTAGTTTGTGTATCTTTCTAGGAACTCTACGCGATTGTATCTGTGGATCTAAATGTCCTTTTAAATCTATAAATATATTTGGGTCTGCTCCTTGAAATGTGTAGATAGTTTGATCATCGTCCCCTGCAATGTATGAACGAGCACACTTACTTTCTATGTAAAAGAACATGTCCCACTGCAGAGGACTTAGATCTTGGGCTTCATCGAGGAAAACACAGTGTAGTGGTGGACACTTGTCCTCCTCGACAAACTTGGAAATCATATCAGAATATTCAAACATACCTGTGGTATCTTTGTATTTTTCTAAGTCTGCATAGATTTGTTCGGTTAACCAGATGTCTATACTGTAGTGTAAATCAAGTTCTACAGCAGCATCAGCTAGTGATAGCTTTTTATTTCTGGCGTATTCTATAATTTTCATGTGAGTGTTTTTATATTGTGGGTACCCTGATTCGTTAATATAACTTTCAAAAGATAGATCAGAGCATATACTAGAAAAGTTTTTAAAACCTTTCCACTTTTCTCCTTTTAATAAATAAGAAGAAGTATTTAATTGTAACTCTCTACTGCCAAGAGCATGCATGGTGCTTACAATTATTTTATCGTTAGTTATTCTTTTTTTAGCTTCGTTAGCTGCAGCATTACTAAACGCTATGTATGCAATCTTTCCAGGGTCTGTTTTAACTAAATTTAACTCATTATCTAACAGCTCCATGAGTCTATGTGTTTTACCTGTGCCTGGTGGTCCTGGTATAATTATTCTACGCAAAAGGTGGCTCCTTCATCTTTGTCTTTCTTACAATAGGTTTGTTAACTTCTTGTTGTTTTACAGCAATATATCTTACACTCTTGTTATTTATCTTGCCTGGTATCTCTTCTGCTCCAAACAACGTTTCTAACATTCTAGCAGTTTTAGCTTTTGTATATTTCTTTGTGTCCCAAAGTTTTGTTCTTACTATGTATTTCCAAAAGTCTTTATATTTAAAATAACTTACTTCATCCTCTGTAAAAGATAGTCCACGTAATATGTCTGCCCATTCTTTGCCAGGTATCTTCATTGTGTAATCAACTAATAACTCTCTAAGTTGAACATCTACTTTTGTAGACTCTGGTGCTTCGATTGGTATTGTGTTTTTTAATAATTTATTTATTGCCTTTCTCCAGATTAGTTTACCAACTGGTGGCATGGCTTGATTGATTTGTTCTAAACATTTAAGTGAAAATCTATCTGGCTCATGTAAGTCTTGTGATTCTACTTCTACTTGCTCATCACCTATTGTTACATAATACAAAGGTGGATCAGAATCATACTTTTGTATTTCTTTTATTTCTGTTTCAGGCACACCATCACCCACACCATACTCTTGCATGACACATTTTTTAGAATTGCAATAAGATGCAATAGGTTCATCTTTACATTTATAATTATATTCTTTGCCATCAATAGATTTAATTAATGTATCTACTTCTTTTTTATCTAATGGAGGTTCACAATACGCATCATTATATTTAAAAAGTTCTCTATCCCACGTATCAGGAAATCTTTTTTTACAATACACACCAAAATTATAGAGTGCATTGTTTCTTTGACCGTTGGGTATTCCTTGTTTTGCGATTGTAACCAAACATGGTGGCGCACCTTTGAGTAGATTGTCAACAACTTTTTCTTCTTGAATTGACAATTTAGAGAGTTGATCTTCTGTTAGTTTTACTTTATCATGCGCTTCAAAAAATTGATATAGATCCATCGCTGACCCATCATCTTTAATTCCATATCTCACAGACAACAACGCATTGTGATAAGGTAAATTTAAAAAACTACCTGTACCACCCTTATTCATGTCTACTTTATTTTGTTTAGGAAATATCTCTGCATTAGCATAACCAAGTTTGGCCGCCATATCTTTTAATTTATTTCTAAATAATGCTGCAGGTACAAATTTATCTGTAAATAAAAATACGTGTGCACCACCTGACTTAGATCTACACACTAATAATGGAAACTTATAATCTCTTATCTTCTTAATTAATTCTTTGTGATCAAAGCCATTGTACACATCAATGTCTATACATGACCA